CGCCGGAAGACTGTACGGCAGTTTGCCGCTGTCGCCGGACATCTCTGCCGAGTTGCCGTACGTGCTCTTCCACAGGTCCGCCTCGAAACCGTTCGTGATCGAGGTCCAGAGTCGCTGCTCCTTGATCCGCTTGAGTTTCTTGTATTGGACCTTGGCCGCTTCTTTCGACGCGCCCTCGGAGACGTTGAGTTCGACCTCTTGGTCCGTCCAGGCCATGTGGTCGATGGTGAATCGCCACGGTGCAGACAGTGTGTCTGTGACCTGCACATTCTGCCACGAGAAAGCCTCGTTCGGCAGGTAGTGGTCGTACGTGTTGCCGTCATCGAACATGATGACGTCGCGGATCTCGGTTCCGCCTTGGACCGTTCGCTCAGTGCCTTTTTCTTTCAGGAGGCGACTGAACGCATAGGTGTTCTTGACGGCCTCGTTGATCACGGCCTCGGCGGACGTGAGGTACGTCGGGCCGGTCGTGTTCATGAAGTCGTTGAACACACTGATTGGACTGCCAGACATTGGTCAGGTTCCTTTCAGGTCAGGTTCGCATTGCCCTGGCGACTGCATCGCGACTCTCCCCGGCCATCAGCAAGTCAAGGGCCAAGTCCTCGGTGTCGGCCGGAGGCTTGGGCTGCTTGGGCGGCTGTGACCGCGTCGGTGTCGGCTGCCTCGATGACCGCTTCCTCTTTGGCGGATCGCCAGAGAGGTTGCGGTACGCTTCGGCAAGCATGTCATCCACGGATGCGTAACTGTTTTGGTTCTCAGTGCCCAGCCGATTCATCTCGGCAATCAAGGCATCCGTTGCGGGTGCGGCGGCACCATACGTGGGCCGCATCACTGCGTCGGCTGCCATGACTTGGGCGACAAGTCGGGACTCAGCAGCGGCTCTTTCCGCCAACTGCTGGGTACTCTGTTGACCGGCGTGGATCATCTGCACAATGGCCTCGGCGGCTTCGTCGCCAACGATGTCCGCGAGCGCCTCTGGAATGTTCACGCCCTCGAGCGGGTCGGTTGACCCCTCGGCCTGCGTGTCTCCATCGTCACTGGCATCCTCGTCAGCACCACCTTGTTCCAATTGCGATTCCAGTGCCTTGAGTTTGGCACCGTATTCGTCCACGTCACCCTGACGCTTCTGGGCGCGGTTGGCCCAGTCGCGGAGAGTCTCGGGGTCGGTCGCGTCGATGACAGCCTGGGGTACGTTGTCCCGGCGAAGCACCCGGTGCAGCGAGTCCCATTCGCCGTCCGGGGCTTCCTCCGCTGCCGGTGGTTCCGACTGCGGAGCGTCAACACTCGAATCGTCCTCGCCGTCGATCAAACGGTCGAGCACACTGTCTTGGTCGGCGTCGTGATCACTCACATCCGCCTCGAGGTCGGTGTGGACCTCAGCCTCTTCTGCTGCCGGGTTCATATCGTCAGACATGTCCGCGTCTCCTAGTAGTCTCGCTCATACCCGTGCTCCGCGGCGACGTTCGCCTCATGAGTGCGGGACGTGATGATTGGTTTGCCCTGCCGTGTGGTCTTGCAGCCCTTGAGGTTTCGGGGCAGCGACTGTGAGACGTACGGGTATCGCCACCGCACCGCCCCGACATCCACCTGCACATCCGTCTCGGGCAGCCGGCGGTAGGTGTCAGCGTCTACTGTGATCTCGTCGCCAATACTCGGCGCCTCGGCCATGGTGTACGCCAGGCGGATGCACTCGCCGCTCTCGATGTGCTCAAACAGGTACTGCGGCATCACATACGCCCTCCGTCCAGCGACGGCGCGGGCGCGGCCCCAGTCTGTACGCCTCCGCCCTGTGCCGCCATCGCCGCACTCTGCTCGGCCGCGGCCTGTTGCAGTCGGTGTGGGTCGAGCATGGAGCCCAACTCCGGTACATTGAGCGAGTCGCCCACGGTGGCAAGCACTTGCTGCCAGTCCACCCAGGGGGACGCGGCCATCTGCTGACTCAGACCGCCGACCACCTGGAGCAACTCAATCGCGCGCTTCTGCTGCTGGCCCTCGCTGACCCTGGTCATGCTCATGGCATCGACCGACACAATGATGTCCTCGAACAGGCCAACGCCTGTGCCGCCATGGAACACGCCGCCCTCGAGCATGACGCCCTCTGGCGTGTCGCCCGCCGCGAATCGCACGCGGCCGTCGTGGAACATGTACCAGGCGACCGTCTCGATCATCCGGCCCACGCCCTCGGCAAACTCACGTTTGAGATGCGCGAGCCGCAGGCCCGCAGCCGACTCGGCTACGTTGATCTCTGTGGCCGTCGCCGCGCCGGTGATGTTGCCACGCATGGCGTCATGGATCCCGGACACGCGGTCTAGGCGATCCTGAGTCAGGCCCGCATAGTTGACCTGCTGGGGCGTGATGCCGCCCACCTCGAACGGTACGAGTTGTGACGGGTCCAAGCCGTCCACGAGCACGACGGTCAGATCGTCCCGGTCGCGGATGTCGTTCGCGAGTTTCTGGTTTCTGCTGTCTGTTGCGAGGATGCGCTTGTACGTGGCGGCCGAGTGCGTCATCGACCGAAGGTGGTCGTTCAGATCCTCGATCTGCGGCAGCAGCGGCACGATGGGCGACAGTGGGTACGGGTCATCGGGCACCGAGTAGCAGCCGAACAGGACATATGGACCGAAACGTGGCCCGTAGTACGGCTGCGGGGCTCTCGCGAACCCATGAACGTCCGGCGTGTCGGCGCCGCCCTGGCCGCGGACGATGGTCAGGATCGTGCCGTTGTGCAGATCGGTGTCGAGCGCCTCGTCCATCGCCTCGTGCGGAGGTGCCAATTCTGGCACCCAAATCTCATGCACCGTCAGTTGGTCGCGAGTGGGGCCCTCCCGCTCGCCCATACGCTCGGACCAGTCGCCATCGTCCGAGTGCAACCGCTCGAGGTACTCCGCATCCCAGCCGTCCTCGACGGCCGCGCGGGCCATGAGGTCATCACGGTCGATGCGGTACGTGTGCGACAGATACCGCGCGTCCTCCATGTGCGACGCCTGCGGGTCTATGACGAAGTCCTGCGGGGCCAGGCGGTACAACCGCGGCAGCCAGGGCTGTCCGCCATCGACCTGCCGGTGACTGGGCCGCGGCTCGTTGACCACCATGCCCACGCCGAACGCAGCGAGCATGTCCACGGCAATCCGCGACATGGTGTCCCGGCTCCGCGTCACCCGGCACCAGGAGTTGAGGGCTGCCTGGAGTTGTGTGCCGTAGAGCAGGTGCTCGGCCGGCATCCGGCTGGTTACGCGGATCCGCGGGTTGTCGTACACGAGCCTAGGCAGGATCAGCGCCATGTACTGGTGAACGAAGTTCTCAGGGTCGCCGGCCTCGTTGCCATCGCCCCGGTACTCCGGTCCAGTCATCCTCTCGATGATGGTGTCCCAATGCGCAAGGTGCCGATCGCGGAACCGCTCCGCGGTATCCAACTCCTCCACCCAGCGTGTGAGTCCCCAGTCAAGCATCAGTGTCGCCCGCCTTGTCGCCACACTTGGAACACGGCTTGCGCTTGTACGGCACCATGCGGTTGAGCGCCTGCCGACGCCGCTCGCATGCGCTGCACGGCTTGACCTTGCCGGCGGTCAGGCCCTTGATCGCCTTGGCCACCGTGTCACCGAGTCCAGCAGACGGCTCACTCATCACCCGCGGCCACCACCACCGCCGCCGACCTGCTGCCCACCACCCGCTGCACTGGCGCGGTTGGGCTTGTTGCGGGCAGGCACTGCGGCCACGCGGCCGATGCCACGGCCACGCATGCGACGGGTGCGAACACTGCCGCCGCTCGCCGCCGCCGGGACCGGGCCCATGCCGGGCGTAGTTGCCAGGAACTTGTTGTAGCCACTGCTAGCCATGGAGTACCTCCTCGTGGTGGAGTACTGCGCCGAGTGAATAGTCGGGCAGCCTCTCGGTTGGTTCGGGGCCCAGCCCGCCGTCCTCGGCAAGCAGCAGGGCCAGTGCCAGCGCGATGACTCGGTCACCGTGCGCCTCACGGGCGCCGCTGGTGTCAGAGCGGAGCCGGCCTGGGCCGACGCCGCCATCGGGATAGACGATGTAGTCGCCCAACTCGACAAGCGTGTCCTCGCTCGGCACGCTGATCTCGCCGCGACTGAGCACGGTGGAGAGCCGCCCCAGGAGCGCACGCTTGGACTGCCGGGTCGAGGTCCACCCGACACGCTTGGTGCGCGCCTCGTCGATGGTGCCGACAGTCCGCTCCTTGAACACATGCGTCCAGCCAGCACGCTCGACATCGTGCTGCATGCTCGCCCCTGGGCCATTACGCTCCCAGCCGAGCAGGGTCTGCCGGCGGCCCTTGTAGACGTGCCTGATCATGCGAACCAGTTCCGCGGCCAGGTCGTGCCCGCCCATGTGCGGGTCGGCAAACTCCGCCGCCACGCTCATGTCGCGGACGTTGAGTATGCACGCCGCGGCGTTGGCGGCTCCGGTGCCGTAGGCGGGATCTACGCCGCACACGTACTCGGCGGCCGGGTCCGGCTCCTCGTAGATCGACCAGGGGCCACTCGGACTGTCGAGCAGGGCGCCGCCGTCGTAGATGCACCGCCGAGGCACCGCGACGCTCGAGGACTGGCGGGCTATGTCACGCGGGGCGAAAAACCGCTCGCCGCCCGAAGACTCCTCCGCGAATACGTTGATCGCCAGGTCGATGCGGTCACGCCGGCCAATCTGCTGCTCCAGCCAGGGCGTCCAGGTGTACTCCGTGCCGGCTACGCCGGTGATCGCACCGTCAGTGTCCACCCGCGTCTCACCGCCGCGGCTCTTGTCCGGGTGATCGGTGTACAGCATCTCGACCAGTGTGGGCGTGCCAGTGGCGCGGCCTTGCGCAACGAGTGTCGCGTAGTGCGTGCCGGGGCCAACGGGCGTACTCACCGCCACGCGGCACGAGGTGCAGTCCGCGGCGGATCGCCACGCGGCCTCGGCGTTGTCAAGCGCGGCAAACTCATCAAACACCACCATGTTGCGTCGGCCGCCGCGGCCAATGTGAGCCGTCGCTGCCTGGCCGCTGATGGTGGCGCTGCTGCGTGGGTGCTGGAGCATCAGGTGCCGGCGGAGCCCACCGCTGCCCTTGGCAAACTCTGCGGCCGGGGCCGGCAGCATCCACGCGGGCAGTGTCTCCAGTAGGTAGTCAATCTTCCAAAACAGACAATCCGGGTCGCCCGTGCGGTCCACGAGATCCTCGACGCGGCTGACCAGCAGCACCTGCCAGTCACGCAGCAGCCAGCCCCACACGGCCATGCCGCACAGCAGCCAGGAGGCGCCCATGTCGCGACTCTTGCGGAGGACCACGTCGTGGCCTTGCTCCACCGCGGCCGCGATGGTGCGGGCCGCTGCGGCCTGCACGGGCCAGGGGTCGAACGGCACGTCAGGGTGCGACGTCGGCCGCTCCACGCCATGCTCGTCCACGTCTCGGACGTGATACGTCCACGCGCAATACCGCAGCCACATCACCGGGTCGGCCCGGAACGCCGCCATGAGGTCGGCCCGCTCTCGGCCGGTCGCCTGCATGACCTTGCGGCGTGCTTCCGCGAGTCGCTGCTGCTGCTCAGTCAGTTGCACACCACCGCTCCAGCAGGTCCATGCCGCGGCCGGCATCGCCTGTCTCGATCTGGATGGGACCGCCGCCTGGGCCCGATTGCTCAATGCTCACGCGGTCGCGATACGTCCCGGGCTCCAGGCCCTGGAGGCGGAACTTGAGCGCCTGCATCTGCGGCGAACTGATGTCCCGCTCCCCGGCCGCAGCCTCGTCAAGCACGGCCTCGAGCCGGTCAGCCTGGTACGCCTTGCAGCCGGCGTAGTCTGAGGCGAACTGCTCATCATGGGTCCGCCAGTACGTCGGCAGCGACAGCGCGCAGCCCACTTTGGCACACGCGGCACGCCAGCCGATCTCCACATAAGCGGTCAGCCACTGCTGTTTCAGGCGCTTTGTGTCTTCCCGGCGCTGTTTTGCGGCTGCCCGCTTGTTTTGTTGGATCGTCGCCTTTCGGCCCATGTGGGCCGCTATACCAGATTCCCCTCCGTGTCAAGTCCTCCCACAACTTTCCTCGCAATTTATTTCTGGGGGTGTAGACTACCGCCACCATGCCCGCCCCCATCCAGCCCGACCCCACGGCCCGCGGCCACGCCATCCGCAGCATCATCCTGGCAGAACTCGCCAGCCGGGATCTGAGCCGCACCTGGCTGGCCAAGCGGGTTGCAGCGGCCCCAGGGGGCTGCACTCGCGACCATGTGATGCGGTATCTGCGGGGGCATCGCGACGCCACAGGGCACAATCTGCACCTCATGTTTGAGGCCCTGGGCCTGCACCTGATCCGGCTCGGCTGACTCCCCCATTTTTCTGATTTTCCACGACCAGCCCCCTTGACCCCCAAGGTGTGTGGGATATCATACACCCACCACCAACAACCGCCGCAGAGCGGCAGAAAGCGAGCAAACAATGAAGCGGATCACAATCGCGACACTTCGAGCGGCGGCACGGAAAACGGGTTGCGTCGTCGAGAAGGTCGATGACTGCTGCCTAGAGATACACGCGCCGGAAGGTAAAGCATTCGGCGGAGGAGATGGCTTCCGCAGCCGGTGCTACGAGTGGATGCCCGGTTGCGCTGACTGGCGGCGATCCTCAATGGAGGAAGCACTGGAGTTTCTCACCGAGGAAGCCGGCGACCTGTACGACTGGGTCGGCCCCTCTTGACCACCACCACCTCGCCCCTTGACGGGGGCGGCGTGGCTTTCACCTACCACGCCCCCAGGGGGGGCAGAAAGCGAATCGAGAGCACCATGGCACGACACACCATCAACATACGAGAACTTCCCGGCACCGACTCTGGTTGGAGGCACGCCGTCAACTCTGAGGTGATCCCGATCACCGCTTGGGAAGTGCTCGACGGCGACCGGAAAGTCGTCGCTGTGTATTGGAACAATGGCAGCACGCCCGGCAACATCTGCCCCGATGTAGCAGCCCGCAACGAATGTAAGTACCTCAACCGCGAGTTCTCAGAGGGTGCCATGCGGTACTGGGCTGAGAAGACCGGACGAACAACCACCAACGCCTGACCACTACCACCGCCCCCAAGGGGCAGAAAGGAACTGATTATGAACAACAGCAGAAAGTTCACACGAGCAGACGAAAAGGCGATTCGCGGCCTGCTTGCCGCCAAGGGGCAGCGGATCCGCATCCATGTTGGCTGCCGTGAAGACGCCGAGGGCGAGGGCTTCTGGACTGCGGACACGAACCGATGGGCGAAAGATTCAGCAGGCGACATCATCGACGATGTGGTACTCGGTTGCATCTCCTCCATCGCCCGGGACGCCACGGTACACAGCGATGTCCAAGAGGGCACGCGGTTGGACCTCTACATCTACGACTATGACGCCCTTGAACGGGACTGGGACATGCGGGGCAACACTGAAGTCGTCTGGCAGAATGGCCAATGGTCAATCGGCGCATACGCCTGCTGACCCTCTGACCCACCACCCGCCAGCCGAAAGGCTCGCGGGTGGCTTCACCTACCACCGCCCCACAGGGGCAGAAAGCGAGCAGACCATGACCACACAGCACCACACACGCGGACCTTGGACCGTACAGCAAGGGATCCAACACGGCTCCAACCCTCCATCCCGTCAACTCGTCTCCCACTTCCGGATCTATGGTGATGGCATCCTGATCACCGAACTGTTCCCTCCCCAGATCGAGGAGGAACGCGAGATGGTAGATGCCAACGCCAGACTGATCGCGGCTGCACCTGAACTGCTGGAGCAGTTGAAGCAGGCGAGGCAGTACGTTGCCAAGGTAGCAGCGGAGGCCATATCGCCGGTGTTCGCCAACAGACGATTGCGAGATATGCAACTAACCATCGACAAAGCAGAGGGCGTTTGACCACCACCAACCGCCCCCCCAGGGGCCGAAAGGAGCACACCATGACCATCAAAATCACCATTTGCGCCAACGACGAACACATTACGAACCAGTACCCCGAAATCGCCACCGACGCGTGCGGCAATGACCAGTCTGATTTCATCGCCGCCTTCACCGACGAGATCGACCAGGCCCTCTACAGCACATTTTTCGATGCGGTCAGCCCCGACGCCTACGAGATACGCTCAGATTCACTCTTCCAAAACTGGAACGGCGGAAAGTACCAACGCGACAACGACTCTCCGCTGATCATGCGCGACATCATCCATGTCGCTACCGACACCGACGCCGAGGCCGCACGTCTCCGCGGCTTGGCCGACGCCATCAACCGCAAACTCGAGGCGGTGTGTAAGACGGCCGAATCGCGAATGTTGGCCCATGACGCCTGCTGCGCGATCGACGAAGCCGGCATCAGCCGTCGGGAGTTTGCACGCCGCGTGGCCGCCACCAGTGACGTGGCCGAAAGCACCTGCATGCAGGTACTCGGTGGCCAGATCACCGACCCGCGGCGCTCCACCTGGGACGCCATCACAACGAGCCTCGAGACGCTCGCCACCGACTGACCGCGGCCCCACACTCCAACAGCAGCCCGCTACTTCGGTGGCGGGCTGCTAGTCTTTTCGGCCGCCTCCCAGACCCGGACCACCACGCCGGGCTCCTCGCCCTTGGCAATCCGCTCCGTGGTCGCGCGGATCCACACAATGTCCGCGTCATCCCGCCACCAGCCCGCGTCGGTCAGGCCGTCGAGATACGCCTTGCACCGGCCCGCTACGTTGTCCGCGTCGGGTAGCCGGCCCCGGCCCCGCCAGACCAACTCGACTAGGGGCTGCGTGATCGGCGCGGCCGGCGCCGTCAACTCGCCCACCCACTTGGCGTGCGCGCGGTCTGCCTTGGTCTGCTTTGCCCGCACTGCCCAGTGCACTCTCGCGTTGAGCGCGGCGCCCTTCGGCCGCGGCAGTACGCACTTGGCGGTTGGTGGTCGGTCGCTGCTCATGACATCAGCCGCCCCCACAACTCCGCGAACGCTCTTGCGGCGACTGCTGGCCTGGGAATGCGGGGCACTCTTGCTCTGGTCGCGCCCACAGGGTCCCTCTGTCTTCGTTGTACACATACCCATCTTCGGTTGGCCCTGGTGCTGGGCAGTCGCAGTAGTCAAGTCCGCATGGGCACCATGCCTCGTCGGGGTGGCCTTCGCATTCTGAGGCAAAGAGCACCCGCCGCCATGCTCCCCTGTATATACCGCACGGGGGAGTTGGTCTGCTGCCGTGGCGTTGCCCGGCCTGTCCGCCCTCTTTGTGCTCATGCATCCCGCCCCACCTTCCGCCTGGCCTCAAAGAGTTGCGCCTCGAGACGTTCGATCTGATCTGCCGCTGCGTTGAGTAGCGGCGTGAGCGGCACGCACTCTTCCCGCTGTGCCTCTTCTCGGAGTCGTTCCACTAGCGTCATACGTCACTCTCCATGATGTCTCGGACAAAGTCCCCCCCAGGGCCGAGCCGCACTAGCGGCACCTCGCCCATGTCTGCCACCTGTTCGTGTGCTTCTTTGAGCACGCGGTGCACCTGGAGCAGTCGCCGCAGCATGCTGCTCGGCGTCAGTGCGCCCTTGGGCCGTTTTTCGGAGATGATGGTCCGGTTGATCGTTTCCACGATCACGACCACCGCCTCGTCCAGGACGGCGGCGGCAGCAGCATGATCTGATTCGCGGTCATGCGCCAGGTCCAGTTTCGCTCGGCAGTCCAGGACTTCCCGCTGCGCTGCGGTCAGGTCCGGGTCATCTGCCGGCGGCATGTGTGCGCGGGTGCGTCTGGTCATTCGTTCGCTCCCAGGTGCGCCGCGTACAACATGAGCATGGCCGACGCTCTGAGCAGCCGCTCACGATGCGACTCCAAGGTCGCGTCCACATAGACGTGGTGCAGGTCGTTGATCGCTTCGAGCACTTTGCCGCCCATGTGCGAGGTGGTGGCCTCGCTCCACTCTCGCGGGTGCCCGGTCATGTGCAGCACTGCGTTGCCCAGTCCTACCCAGTCACTCGTTTCGTCGATGTTGCCACTCATGCGGCGCCCCTTTCTGCGTCTGCGAGGGCGAACGCCACGGCGTACCGCATCGCCCACCCCCATGTTTCAATGTCATCGTTGGTCGTGGTGGGCACGGCCCACCCGTACTGCCGCCGAACGCCATCCGCGGCGTGAGCCAGTTGCTCGGTCGCCTGCCGGCGGAGGTACGCCATGCACCGGCCCCGGTCTGCGGCGACCTCCCTCATCGTTTCAGCGACCGACTGCTCCTCCTCGGCTCGGCTCTGCTCCCTGGTCGCCTCGTACCGCTCCCGCTTGAGTCGGTCGTACTCGCTCAGGATCCACTTGAGCGCCGGCACGGCACTGGAGTATTTGCTGCGGACTGCGAGCATGGCCTCGTCGATGAGGTCGAACTCTCGGTAGCCGATCACGCGACGCCAGTCTGCACGCTCCTGCTCGTTCGGCTCCCAACTCGGCCACCGCTGGCTGATGAGTTTGGCGATTTGTGGCCAGGCTGCTACGCCGTCACGCTTGTGCTGAGGATTCACTGGTCACCCCCAGCGGCCTCTGCCGCCCAGCCTGCGGACTGCGTGGGCTGTCCAGTCACTCGTTGGTTTCGTTCGGCGGCGCGGTCCTGCTCGCGGCTGAGCCAGCCGGTGACGAATCGTGACCACTGCGACTTGTTCGCTTTGCTCGGGTTCGCCCGGAGCCAATCGTCCATCCGCGCGAGTTGCTCGGTGACCGCGACCACCGGGTAGGCGTCACTCCACCGCTGCCGGTCATCGTCGGTGATGCCCGACCAGCCGGATTCCACTGACCACTGGATCCGACTCCGTCGCTTCTGCGGAGCAGAAGTATGTTCTTTCTTCTCTTCTCTTATCTTATCTACTCTACGACTGCCTTTTTCCACGACATTGGCAGGACGTTTCGTGGAACTTTCCACGACATGGGCAGGAACTTTCGTGGAACTTTCCATGACACTGTCTGCCAGGGCGAGCCACCCAAGTTTGACGAACCGCGTAAGTGCATGCGTGACAACGTCTACGGACGCCGGCAAGCCAACGTGGTACGTGATCTCTTCGACGGACATGTGACCCTCCGCCGTCGAGAACTCGCCCTCGGTGTGCCAATTCCGTACGGCCCACGCTTGCATTCGCTCCCAGATGCCTAGGTGCGCAAGACCGTCTGGGTGGCCATACACCAGGGCCGTGACCTCTGGTGTTTCCGTCGGCACCCTGAACCATGACGGCCGCTTGACGTTCTTCCGCCGCATGTCGGCGGTCACGTAGTGCGATTCAAACTTCAGTATCCGGTACATGTATCTCTGACCTCGCTCCCCCGGTCTGGGGTCGCCCAGGACTCACTCGGTGAGCCAGCCCTGGGCGACCACCTCACCACCTCGGCTCCGGCTCTCGCTCGATTTCTTGCTCGGCCAAGGCCGTCCAGTTCCCGACCTTCTCGACCCAGTGCATGTCCTGTTCGCTCTTGCGGAGGTCGATCTCCTCCTCCGAATCGACGTCACACAGGAACAGGTAGTCGTGCGGCCGCTCGCTCAGCGAGAACTCCGCGGCGATCACATGGGTCGCCGTCCGGGTGACCTCCAGGTCGAACTGGCCGACGAGTACGAGCCCGTCAACCGGCAGCATGGAGCCGCCATCAACGTCGCACCGCAGCCGCTGCGTGTACACCTTTGTGCGTGCCCGCCGCATCAGAACGGAATCCCGTCATCAAACGCAGGCTGCACGCCCGGGTCGCCGCTGACCACACCCACGATGGAGGGGTTCTGCCCCTCCTTCTTGGCCGGCTGCCACTCCACATGCACCGGCTGCTTGAGCATGGCGGCGATCGCGTCACGCACGCCGCGATCCCAGACCATGAAGACCTGATCGTCGCGGGTCTTGACCCTCCAGAACGGCGTCGCCTCCGCGTTCTTCATCTTGTACTCGTCGAGAAACGACGGCACGATCTCGACCGTGTTGCCAGCGGGCTGCTGGGGCGGAGCAGGAGCGGCCTGAGCCACCGGCTGCGATGCCTGGGCAGCCGAGGCCCCCCACTGCTGCACGGGCTGTGTGGCCGCCTGCGGGACGCTGGCGGGCTGCTGCACGGGCGTGCTGCGTGGGGCTGGGAGTTGCTGCCGCTGGAGCGACTCAGATGGCATCTCCTCGTGCAGCGACCCCTCGGCGCCCAGCATGCCGAACAGCCAGCCGACCACCCCTTTGAGGGCCCTGCCCTGCGCCCGGGTCTGGCACATCGCCGCCCGCGCGAACTGGGGCCGCTTGCCCCAAGGCGACTCGTCGTCGAACACATGGGCCGTGCCTCGGCCGACGATCTCGCCGGTGGCCGTGTCGATGACCTCCGCGGTCGCGACCCAGTGCGGCAAACCGTCGCCGGTGAGCGCTCGGTCGCAGTGCGCGATCCGAGTGGTGTAGCCAAGGGCGAACCCCAGGCTGGCGGCGCCGGCGACCTGGAGGTACTGGCGGCCCTGAATGTCGATCATGTACTGCGCCTTGACGCTGGGGCCGATCGCAGCGAGGAGCGTCTGCGCCTCGTCGATCCGCTGCGTGGCCGTCATGGGCCCACTGATCCTCGGAGTGATGACGCCGGCGTCCTCGACGCCTGGCACGATGCTGTTGGATCCGCTCATGCGGTCCTCCCTTCGGTTGCGGCGGCCATCTCGGCCTCCATCTCAAGATCACGTTTGGCCCAGTCGGGCACGCCGATCGGGCTGAACTCCTCTTGCTCCCACGCCGGGTACTTCGCGGCGCCGAGCGTGTTTCGCCACCGCTCAAGCAGCCGCTTGAGCCTCGGGATGTGCAGGTCCAGCACGTCGGGCTCGACCACGAAACACTGCACCGCGTGCGGCACAGACTTCTCGACCGCGATGATGATCATGGCCTCGGGATTGCGGCCGTTCATTCGGAGCATCTCCCGGTACATGCACATCTGGAGTCCGTACCCAAACTTCCACACGGCCATCTCCATCTCGCGGGTGGACGCCAGACCGGCCGTCGTTTTCACATCCACGACCACCTGCGAGTCAGGCGTCATAGCGTCGATCCGGGACCGGCACGGCGTGCCGTGCAACTCTGCGAACGCGGAACACTCGCGGAGCGTGGCCACATCAAGCACCTCCTGGGCGAGCGAATGGCTGGCGATCGCCGCGGCCATGAGCGTGACCTGCTCGGCTTCCGCAGCCTTCAGCACCGTGGCCCTTCCGGCCGCGGCCTCAAACTCTGCATATGCGGCCTTGCCGGCCTTCGTTCGCCGGTCCACATCTGGCGCAGCGGCGAACTGCCTGCCGTACAGAGCCGGCTCCAGGACACGGCAGTGCAAGGCACGTCCGAGCCGCAGTGCTGGCGAGTCGGTGTCAGCCAGCAGTCCACACTGCACATGCAATGGCGTAGAGCCGTCTAGACGCTTGAGTTGGGAGGCTGAGCAGTACCCGTCCAGGGCGTGGTACTCGGCCTCCGGTATGCCCTCGATCAGGCCGTGTAGCCTGTCCTCGGTCTTGACCATGGCAATGTCTCCCTTTCTGTTTGCGGTCAGCACGGTCACAGGCCCAGCCCGTGACGCAGTGACGGCTCCTGTTCCTTGAGTTCTGGATTCGCGGCGACGTATGCCTTGAGCGCTCGCTCAATGACCGTGGTCCGGGGCCGTTGCTCCCGGGCCGCGATCAAATCCACGAGCCGCTTGAGGCGGCGAGTCACACTCAGACTCGCTCGGTCGCCCCCTGGGGTGGTGTCCATCCTCTTCGCCCTCCTGCACTTACGGGTTAGGTGGCGAAGCGCGAGCCCAATATGACTCTTATGTAAAGCCTCGCCAACGGCTGTACAATACCACATATCGGCATCCACGGTCGTACACCTGCACATGTGGTGGATAACCCGCCCACTTTCTTGCATACGTGTGTTGGCTCTGATAATCCGGGCCCTGGCGACCGCGTAGCGGCCGATTCGGTCGCACCAGTCCCATTCTCGGACCCTGGGGAGCATGTCTTCCGGCACCAGATGCCACTGTTCGCCCGGGCCGTCGCGCTTGATCGCGTACCACACCCGCCGCCTGTCTCGGCGGACCTGCTCGCGGGCGGCCTCGAGCCGTTGGACCGCCGCCCGAAGGTCTGGTAGCGTGGGGCCCGGCATATCGTGATAGTAGCCCGGAGGACTGCCATGGAGAACCAACATCCACCGAGCGGTACGGGCTGGACCCGACACAACCAGAGGAGCGTGGGGCATCGTCGTTTTCGGCGGCGATTCCAGGCTATATTCGCCGCATAGGATGCGGAGTTTATGACCTTCATTCACGAGATCCCCGGGTGGCGGGGCCGCCGCCATGCTGTTCGCTAGCCACTTGCTACGTGGCTGGCTCGGGTAGTTGCCGGCCTCCGGTCACACCGCGCGAGTGACCTCGTACCCCAGCAGTTGCCGGCGGCCACCGTACTGATACACGCGGAGCCAGCACGCGCCGATCGGCTTCGGGGGGCCGCCTCGCTCAATGTGCCAGCCGCCGTGGCCATCGGCGTACTCGTCCTTGTAGCAGCCGATCCGCACATGCGTCTGCTCGTCCATGCTGACGATGCCGTTCCGGGAGATCCGCTCCCGGGCGATCGGCACAATCCAGTGGTCATGCGTGTGCCCCGTCACCACCAGGTCGGCGTCTGGCAGGTACACGGCCATGCGATTCGTCTGAATCACGCCCCGCGTCACAGGCCCCCCACCCCCACTGCCGTGGAAGTACTTGATTCGGAGTTCTCGCCGCCGCTTGGGGCCGCACTCCGCAATCAGCCGGACCCAACCTCCATATCCCCCAGGGTGCACCTTGTGGCCCCCTATGTGCGTCATGCGTTCGCATGTCCGCTCGGTCAGGTCTGTCTCATGCCGCTTGGTGATGGCCGTCTCATGGTTGCCACGGCCAACCACCACAAAGTTCGCGGCGAACGGTGCGTAGAACTCTGAGGCGTACTGCACCAGGGAGTCCAGATACTCGCCCCGCTGATACTCGGGCCGGAGCGCCGAGCGGTCGGCACGCTTGTCCCATTTGCCTTGCATCGCGCAGTGCATATCGCCCACGTCAATGATGCCGGCCCCGCGTTCTTTTGCCTGCTCGAGGTGCTTACGCTCGAGCGCCTGGTCAGTGTGCGCGTTGTCATGGTGCCGATCGCTCGAGAGGAGGAACCACTGCTCGTCTTCGACCGACCGCAGTGGGAACCGGACGGTGTGCACGTTGCGGCTCTGCGCCTGCACCGTCCACGGCACAGGTGTCTCGCTCATACCGTGGGTTCCAGTTGCACATCGAAGACGCGCATGATGGATACGCGGGGTATCGAGATGCTGTAGTCGTAGGTCATGCCGGCGTGGTCATCGACTTTCACGGCGCCGACGATGGCCACGAATGACGGCTCATCTTTGACCATCCAGCCGATTGACATAATGACCTGCGGCTCTGGTATGTCCTCGAGTTCCAGGTCTGCATTGTCGGCGGGCTCGCACGAGTCCACCCACTCACATAGAACCATGCGGTGTTCCGCGGTATCAATTTGCACACGTCACCTCAGTGGTAGTGCCTCAAGCCCCTTCCGCTTTCGGCGTGCATTCATCTTTGTCTGGTAGTTGAGCGCCGCGAGTCGCCTCTGCTCTTCGCGGGTCATCGGCTCCCCTGCCGCCTTCCGGCGGCGAAGTTCTTTGTGGACCTTGTCAAGTTCGGGCCCAGCCGCGATGTCCCGCACCTTGCGGTAGGTTCGGTGCGGAGCCTCCAGGGGCACGCCCGCCACTGTCGCGGCACCATCAATCGCCCGACTTACGGACTCGAGCATTTTCTCATTCCACTCGTCATCGCGTTCATCCACAAACGCTCGCTTGACGAGTTTGCCGGCCGACTCGACCAGGTCGCTCACTTCCGCCAGCGATGCGATCTCGACAGCATCACCGCTGTGGTACTCGCCATACAGGATCTTGTCCGTGGTGTAGAACACACTCGAGACAAACCATCCCAGCACACCGCCACCCTGGGCAACCGCATCTTCGAGCAGGCGGCGGCCAGCCTTGTGCATTTCGCGGTCCATCACCATCTGCCGCTGTATCTCGCGGTCCACGTCATTCCACTCGTCATCCTCATCATCGAACAACGAAAACAGTCCGCTCGCGAACAGTGAGCCGACGCTCACGGACAGTGCGGAGTTCAAGCCAATGGCGGCAACAGTGCGGGCCGCGCGGGCTGGATCGGTTCGCACATCCCTGACCGCGTGGCGGATCTGGTTGTACGCCTTCAACGGGTCGCTGCTGAACATGAGTAGAGCACGCATCGCGCTGTTGCGGCCCTTGACTCTCGCGGAATACATGCTGTCATCCATGGTGTCCGACACGTTCTGCGTTCTGCGGAACGTCATCTCCGCACGGTCCACAGCCTGCTCAAACGTCAAGCCCTCAGCCATGTGCCCACGCACGGCCGCGAGCATGATCTGCCTGTCAATCGCACGCAGTACGTGGTCGAATCCCCGCATCACACCAAGCATGCCCTTGCCTAGTTCGCCAGTCGCGCGGATGGTGTCCGCCACCTTCTGCACAGCCGTCGCGGCATCGTTCTGCTGGATGTGCTTCATCGAGCGGCCAAACGCATGGAGCGTCACGAGGAACTGCCGCTGAATCTTCGGGTCGCGGACCAGGTTTGAGTAACGCCCCACCTGCGACCGCCGGTGCCGCTCGTAGAAGTAGCCGCTCTGGTCCTCGATCTCGCGAATCATCCTGCCGCGTATCACAGGGGTGAGGCTGCGGACATCTGCGAAGCCCCGGCTCCATGCGGCCACAGGCATCTCGCTCATGAGTCTAAACACGCCACCAAACATCCGAACCCATGTCTCGATGTTGGCGACGAGGTATGCGCCCGCCACGTTGCTCTGGATTTTGTTCAGCCAACTGCTGTCGGACTGCGTGCCAGTCAGGCCCACGCCATATGCGAGCATCTCACGGATGCGGCGCACGCCCGTGTCGCCCATCTCCTCTGCGATCGCGGAGGAGACGTTCTCGTCACGCAGCAGTTCGTCGAACTCCCGGAGCGGAGCACTGAGGTGAATGATCCCCAACGCCTCAGAAACGTGATAATCGAACACACTGAACAGAGGGGCGACAACGATGGCGGAACCCCCACCAGCCCGCTTCTGCAAGAAGCCCGCGTTGTCCAGGGTGGCGTTTCCTGCGACATCAATCGCCGGCGGTGACGCGGGGTCGAGTGCCGTGGGACTCTGGCCCGTCAGGTCCGACCCCAGATCACTCCGCCGCCTCGCTCGCGGCCAATAGTTCGTCACCTCTGGTGGCATGCGGCCGTGCTGGTCGAAGTGCACCTGGAACGTCCGGTCCCTGATGTCCGTCTCGAGGATGTCCTTCAGATCCTGCACGAGTTGCATGTGGGCCTCACCCAACGCCTCGCGGATCACCTCCACCTCGGCCTGTGTGACCTGTGTTCGCTTTCGGTCGGGCGTGGAGCGGAACACAATGCCAGGCCCTGGCCCCGTATCGAGAATCGCATCCTGGTCGCGAGGCAACGCCGACACGGTTTCGTCATCCATCGCGGCGATGGAGAGCGCCTCGCTGAGCGTGATGTTTACCCGTTCGCCGCCAAGCGTGACGGCTATCGTTTCGGCCGCCCCCTCGCCGTACATGTCTGTGGTCCGTGCGAGGAAGTCCTCTTTCGATTTGTATCCGGCCCGCTGGATGGCAGCCTCTACCTTTGCGTCAACCGACCGTTGATCCTGCCACATCCGAGCCTTCGCGGCGCGGATACGGTTCCAACTACGCCGGAGTACGGAGTCGTTGCCCTCGATGCTTTCAAAGATTCCGTCCGCGTCCTGCGACTCCTGAACCATCTCACCCAGTCTGTTGGTCTTGTGCGGCGCGGAATCTACGCGATTGCCTTGCAGCCTCCGCATACCGCGAGATACCAGGCTGGACTTCTTGCTGCGGATGTTGGCCGCTGCCTCTTCGCGGTCGGCTGCAATACGCTCCCGCCGCTCTGCACGGGAACGTCGCCACTCGCTACGCTCGTGCTGGTACACGTCGATCGCGATCTCCAGCAGGTCGCGGGCTCGGCGGACACGCTCCAGTGTTTCGGTCACGGAGTCAAGGCGAATGACCCTGCCGTCGCCGCCGGTCATCAGAGACTCGGCCAGGTCAATGTTGCGGTTGATTTCTGTGCGGGCCTTGTTGCTCATGCCCCGCCGCTTGAGCCGCTTGCGAATCTTCTTGATGTCCGCCCGGGTGGTCGCGGCCTCATACTGGGCCGATGCTGCCACGACCTGCTGCGCGATCTGGCTGACATCGTCCAGCGTCTTGGCGGCAAGCGCGCGGCCCAGGAAGTTGCCGCGGAGTTTGAGTGGCAGCACTTTGAGGGCCGCCACGGTTGCCCGCTTCACCTCGGCCATGTCGCGGCGTAGTTCCATCACCGCGGCCCGGCTGGCCTTCTCCTCGGCCTTGAGCCGGATGCGGAGATTGCGTTTCTTTTCGGCTTCGGTGCGGCGGTCAATGGCCGCGAGTTTCTCGCGGAGCCGCTGGCGACCGACCTCGAGTCCGGCTCGGTAGCCAATGTTGGCAGCCTTCTGTTCAGCACGCTTTCGCTGGCGGAGCGCGTGGTACTGCTTCCTTGCAGCGGCCGCCTCGGCGGTGATCTCCCGGGCGGCAGCGCGAAGTGACGCGGCCACCACTGGATCCTTCGACCGATCCGCCTGGCTGCGAAGTTGCTTGGCGACCGCCCCGGCGGTGCGGTAGTCCAACACATCCGTCTTTGCGGTGGGGAGGGGCAGCGGCGTGTCCTCACGGGAAGAGAGTGACGCCGTCTCGGTCTGGAACGAGCCACTGATCGACGAGGTGATGTTCCGTGGATCGAAGATGACGGCAGTTGTGGACACCGTCTCCCCGTCACGCACATCGCGGTGAATGACGCCGTCGTAGCCGGCACGCAGGAGTTCATGCAGGTGTGCGTCGGGGTCGCCCGCTTGTACCGTGGCTTCCAGCCTGGCCCTCTGCTCTGTGGTCCAGGTCTGAACGATGTCATGGAACGCATCATCGAACTGCGCCGACATTTCCAGCGGCCCCCACTGGGCGAGCGAGCCGCTCACCTCGATGGGGTTGCGGAGAATGGCGTGTACCGGGATGGTTCCCGGTGAGCCCGCCGCCTCGGCATCCTCGCGGAAGTCAGCCGCCCCGGCGTACTCCCCAGCAATGTCAGGGCTGTCTGTGAGGTAGACGCCTGGCCCCATCGCGCCGGCCTCGCTGATGTGGAACCCATCGAACGCTTCCGCTGACGTGCCGTGGTACATGACCAGTGGCTCGCCGGCAGGATCGACCAGGGTGTTGCCCCCGTCCGCCGTGAAGTCCTCGCGGGCGTTGAGGGTTATGGGATCCGAGAGGTCGTACCCGCCACGATTGCGGGTGGCCGACTTTATCTTGGTGGGGTCGAAAACGAGGATTTCGTCGAAGCCGGGCAATCCCCTCTCGTCCTGATCGTTGCTGCCGACGATGACACTGTCATAGCCTTGCTGCTGGACAGTCTCCGCGAACGCTTGTGAGATCGGCACATTGTCAGTGGTCGCCTCCGTGCGGAAGTAGTCTGACGTTGACTGGAGGCCGGGCACATCGCTCCGCCAGAGGATCTGTGCCACCACATTATTGACAGCGTCCACCTTCGTCGGATGCCCCCCCTTTACCGGGCCGTTCTCAAAGCGAATAACATCGCCGCGAGATTGCATCCGACCATGATCGGGATGTTCTACATCCACGACCCAGCCGCCCTCAACATGCTTGCCGAACTCCCCGTGCTCCCCGACGTAGGCTGTCAACTCGTCAATGAGGTCATTCGTTGCGCGAAACCCTGGCGTGATTAGACGTGGGTCACCCACCCGGTCGATAATCGCCCGCAGTGCTTGGTGCATCTCCCACATCGTGCCGCCGGTGTTTCCAGTCTCGAACGGGTTCTCCGAGCGGACAATGAACTCACCGACATTCTTTCCGTATACCCCCGCCTCGCCCTTGTGCGTGGCGAAGTAGAACCCCCTGCCATAGAAACCACTGTCGGTAGCCGCGCCGATCATGTCGGGGTCGAACGCGAACTCTCCAGAGAAGTCGGTGATGTTGGATCCTTGGTACACCACGCGGGGTTCGCCATCTGGCGTGACGATCTTGTTCCCACCCGCCGCCGTGAAGTCCTCGCGGGCGTTGAGATGGCTGGGGTCGGTTAGGCTAAAGGTTCCAATGTTGTCTGTTGCCGATTTGATCTGGGTCGGGGAGAAGACTAGAACCTCTTCCCAGTCCTTGGGATCACGCGAACGCTCCTTCGTAATTATGACCCCATCGTGTCCACGAGACTCTGCTAATGCTGCGAGGTGCGGGTCAACGAC